TTACGAGGACTCTTCAGGTTTTAGTATAACAGTAACTACAACAGATAAATATACATTTACACTAGGCTCAACTCCTAGTATAACAGAAGAAGGAGGAGGACCAACTGTGTCTGCAGGACCAGTTACAATAACACCATGATAAATAAAATTTGGAGTTGGATAAAAAATATATTTAAATCAGAAAAACAAGATCCACATCTTGTTCTATATGAAGAAGTTGAAAAAATTACAGAACCAGAAAAGTGGAAATGTGGAACACATAATAGATATAAAAAAAGTTGTCCTACTTGTAGAGAAATCGCAGGAGTAGCATAATGGCTGGATTAAGTGCGTCAGGATTAAAAACACAAATTAGAAGTTATACAGAAGTAGACTCCACTGTATTATCAGACAGTGTCTTAGAAAACATAATATTAAATGCACAGTATAGAATTTTTAGAGATGTGCCTATTGATGCAGATAGAAAACAACAAAGTGGTAATTTAGTTACAGGTCAAGAAACTATTAACGCTCCAGCAGGAGCAGTTTTTATTAGAGCCATACAAGTTTATGATTCTACCTCAGCCACAACAGGTCCTAATATTTATTTAGAGAAAAAAGATATTAGTTATCTACAAGAATATATATCTTCAACTGAATCCTCTAAAAGAGGTAAACCTAAATATTATGCCATGTTTGGTGGTGCCACTGGAGAGTCAGATACTACATCCGGCAGAATGATGTTTGCCCCTGTTCCTGATACCACTTATAAATTTAGAGTTCATTACAATGTAGCGCCTGCATTATTAGAAAATGATGACACTAATTATATCAGTCTTAATTTCCCAAATGGTTTATTATACTGCTGTTTATCAGAAACATATTCATTTTTAAAAGGTCCAATTGATATGTTGACACTATACGAAAATAAGTATAAACAAGAGGTACAAAAGTTTGCTAATGAACAAGTTGGCAGAAGACGAAGAGATGACTACACTGATGGCGCTGTTCGAATACCAATAACTTCAGCAAACCCGTAGGAGAATAAATTATGGCTATAACATCTGCAATCTGCACAAGTTTCAAACAAGAAATTTTAGTTGGAACACACAATTTTACAGCAACAAGTGGAAACACTTTTAAAATAGCTCTGTACACTAGCTCGGCAACTTTAGGAGCAGGGACTACGGCTTACAGCACAACAAATGAAATCACAAACTCTTCAGGAACTGCTTATACTGCAGGAGGTGCAACTCTTACAAGTGTTACGCCAACAACAGATAGCACAACTGCTGTTTGTGACTTTGCAGACGTAAGTTTTTCTTCTGCATCTTTTACAGCAAACGGTGCGTTAATTTACAACGATACGCAATCTGATAAAGCCGTTGCAGTTATAGCATTTGGTGGAGATAAAACTGTAACTAGTGGAACTTTCACTATTCAATTTCCAACAGCAGACGCAACAAACGCGATCATAAGAATAGCATAGGAGGTAACCTCTTATGTCTATCACGACATTCACAGTCACCGTCGTAAGCACGGCGAGTGGTAATAAATATGCTATTAACGGAGTAACTCAAGATTTTGTTTTACTTTCTAAAGGTGGAACTTATAAATTTGATCAATCTGATTCATCTAATAACAATCACCCATTAAGATTATCAACAACAGAAGATGGAACACACGGCGGTGGCTCTGCTTATACAACAGGGGTTACAACTAGTGGATACCCTGGATCATCAGGTGCTTACACTCAAATAGAAGTAGCCACTGATGCTCCTGATATTCTTTATTACTACTGTAGTAACCACTCTGGAATGGGAGGTACTGCTTATTTAGGAACTAGTAACTGGGGACAAAATACTTGGAGTTCTAATTCTTGGCAGTCAGGTGTAAATATAATTAGCACATCAGGTGTTTCTGCAACTGCGAGCGTAGGAACAGTTGAAGCTTATCCTGAAACAGGTTGGGGTAGAGATCATTGGAATGATGAGTCATGGGGAGAAAGTTCTTTTACTGTAGAAGTTTCAGGTGTTAGTGCAACAACATCAGTTGGATCAGTTACTATAAGTGCAGAAATAAATGCTGGATGGAATAGAGGAGCTTGGAATGATGATGCTTGGGGTATTCAAGGAGATATATTATTACAAGGTGTATCTGCAACAGTAAGTGTTGGATCATTAACAGTTGGAGACATACTTGGATTAACAGGACAATCTGCAACAGCAAGTGTTGGATCACCAACAATAATAGGAGATATAACTCAATCTTTAACTGGTGTTTCTGCAACAGTTTCTGTTGGATCAATTAGTCCTGCAAATGTAATGGGATTAACAGGACAAGCTGCAACAGCTTCTTCTGGATCAATTTCACCTGCAGATGTAATAGGAGTAACAGGGGTTTCTGCAACAACAGCCGTTAATTCAGCTGGAGTAAATTTAACATCAAATCCTACAATATTACCAAGTGGATTTTCTATGACTGCTTCGGTTGGTTCTTTAACTCCAGCTGATGTTATAGGATTGACAGGAGTCTCAGCAACTGCTAGTGTTGGAACAATTACTCCTGCAGATGTAATGGGATTAACAGGTGTTCAAGCAACTGCTTCAGTAGCTGCATTTGGTACTGCAACAGGTTTTGGAATTCAAGCATATCAAGCTATTGACACTGGTTCTAATACAAGTTATACAGACGTAGCAGCGTAATAGGAGATAAAAATTATGGCATCAACATATACACCTTTAGGGGTAGAACTTCAGGCAACTGGTGAAAACGCCGGAACATGGGGAACAAAAACTAATACTAATTTACAAATTATAGAACAAATTTCTGGTGGTTTTACAACACAAGCAGTTTCAGATTCAGGAGATACAACATTATCAGTATCAGACGGATCAACAGGTGCAACTTTATCTCACAGAATTATAGAATTTACAGGATCTTTAACTGGATCAAGAAATGTTACTATACCAATTGATGTTCAACAATTTTATGTTTTAAAAAACTCTACAAGTGGATCTCAAAACGTAGTATTTAAATATGTTTCAGGATCAGGAGATAGTGTTACTGTTGCTCCTGGAGCAGTTAAATTAGTTTATGCTACAGCTAATGATGGAACAAACCCAGATATCGATGATGCAGGTTTTATAACTGCTTCATCAACAGATACTTTAACTAACAAAACTTTAACGTCACCTAAAATAGGGACATCTATTTTAGATACTAATGGAAATCAGCTAGCTTTACTTACAGCTACAAGTTCCGCGGTCAACGAATTTACAATAGCAAACGCTGCAACTGGTGCAGGGCCAACTATTTCATCTACAGGAGATGATTCAAATATTGATATAAACATTACACCAAAAGGAACTGGAGATGTTGTTCTTGCTGGTGATACTGTAAAAGTTGGAGACTCTGGAGCAGCTGCTACGTTAACTTCAAATGGAGCAGGAGCACTTACAGTTACAACAGGTGGTGCTGCAGATTTAGTATTAAGCACGAACAGTGGAACTGATTCAGGTACAATTACAATTACAGATGCCGCAGATGGAAACATAAATATAGCACCTAATGGAAATGGTGTTGCTCAAGTTGGTGGTTCTGCAATAAAAGTTGCAGGTAAAGAATCGATATGGGTTCCAGCAGTTGCTATGTATCCTAATACAACAAATGGTTGTGCAGAGATAGCACAAGTAGAATTATCAAACGGACCTGAAATTAGAACTTTAGATTTTGACAAAGATTCTGATGAAAATGCTCAGTTCGCTGTTGCATTTCCTAAATCATGGAATGAGGGCACAATAACTTTTCAAGCATACTTTACAGCAGATTCAACAAATACAGGAACTGTATCTTGGGTATTAGCAGGTGTAGCTTGTGCAGACAACGATACTATCAACGTTGCTTTTGGAACAGGTGTAGCACCAACAGCAAAAGCACATAGTGGTACAGCAAACGATATTGACGTCACAGCAGAAAGTGGAGCAGTAACTATCGCAGGATCTCCTAGCACTGATGAAGAAGTTTTCTTTCAGATAACTAGAGATGTATCAGCAGATTCTTTAACAGCTGATGCAAAACTTTTAGGAGTTAAAATATTCTTCACTACTGATGCTGCTAACGACGCATAAGGAGTATAGAATATGAAAGAATTCAATCCTTTTATTCAAGAGGGTAAAGGAATTAAAAAAACTGAAGGACCTAAAAAGAAATCTTTTGGATATCAAATTTTAGGATTTGGTTCTGGAGGAGTTCCACCAAAATTTGTTGCTGCTACAGGCGGTACAGTAACAACTTCTGGTAATTTTAAAATTCACACATTTACAGGTAATGGAACTTTTTGTGTTTCTTGTGCCGGTGACGACAAAGGATCTAACACAGTTTCATACGTAGTTGTAGCTGGTGGAGGAGGAACAGGATATGGTGGTGGAGGAGCTGGTGGTTTTAGAGAATCTAGAGCAGCTAGTGATTCTTACACAGCTAGTCCATTAAATGCAACCTCTGGTCCACTATACAATATACCGGTTTCAGTTCAAGGCTATCCAGTAAGTATTGGTGGTGGCGGTGGATCAGGACCATCTGGTGTATATCATGGTGGTGGCGGTAACGGAAGTAATTCAAGCGCTTTAGGTGTAACCTCAACTGGAGGTGGCGGAGGTGGAGGAGCCTACGGTATTCCAGGAGCACCTCCAGGAGGTAGCTCAGGTGGATCAGGCGGTGGTGCTGGTTTTGATGCTGGTACACCAAGTGGAGCTTCAGGTAATTCACCTTCTGTAAGTCCCCCTCAAGGTCAACCTGGTGGAGGCGCACCTGGTGGCGGATCTCAAGCTGCTGGTGGTGGCGGTGGAGCTACTCAAGCAGGTCAAACTCAACCTGGTGGTATTCCTAAATCAGGAGGTTTTGGAGGAGATGGAGCACAAACTTCAATTAACGGATCAGCAACTTTTTTTGCAGGCGGTGGAGCCGGAGGGGCAAACACTGGCCCTGGAGGAGTATCTCCTGCACCAGGAGGCGATGGTGGAGGAGCATCATCACCTGGATCAGATAATCATAATGGTAATTCTGGAACTGCAAACACTGGAGGTGGAGCATCTGGAACAGAGGCTGAAGGACCAAATGGTGCAGGCGGTGGCTCTGGTATAGTTATCATAAGGTACAAGTTTAAATAGGAGTAATTTATTATGGCACATTTTGCAAAAATATCAGATACAAATGAAGTTCTATCAGTCGAAGTTGTAGACAATAAAGATCTTGAAAATTCAGAAGGAGTTGAAGAAGAATCAATTGGTCAACAATATTTAGAAACACATTGCAATTGGCCTGCAAATTTATGGATTCAAACTTCATATAATACAAGATTTAATCAACACCTACTAGGTGGAACACCTTTAAGAGGAAATTATGCAACAATAGGTTCTGAATGGGACTCAACAAATAATATATTTTGGCCTCCAAAACCTTATGCATCTTGGGTTAAAGATACTACAATCGCAGATTGGAAATCACCAATTGGTGATCCACCATCTTTAACTGAAGAACAAAAATCACAAAATGCAGATACTACTCACAGGTGGCACTACACTTGGAATGAAGGCAATCAATCTTGGGACTTGACTAACGCTTTAGCATAATCTATATCTATTCGTGGTATGAGAAAGATATTATTATCAGAGCAAGCTATTTATTATGGTGATATTAAAATGCCTGAAGGTTGGGAGATTGATAGAAATCATTTAAGTGGTTACATTCTTCAATCAAATATTAGAGATTCTGAATTTTTATTTTCTAGAACTTGGGATAAACTAAATTCATATTTAGTAGAACACATTAGGTTAAAATATAAAATTCAATTAGTTAGTAAAAAAACTTGGGGAAATATTTATAAACCCACTGAAACAACAGAACCATTACTAAATATTGATCCTGTAGATTTAAAAAACGCTCCTGATTATGTTGTGCTTTATGGTGTTCTTGTTAAAGATTGTATGGTTCATATACACTACGATGATAATAGAAGAAAAGGAAGACTTTGGAACATACCATTAAATAACAACAGTTTCGTTATGTTTCCTTCTACAAATCTTTATCATTTATCTAATAAACAATCTGACAGTTTAAATTTTGTACAAACTATAACATATGAATTTGTCTAATTATTATTGGTATTTTAAATCTGCATTGACACCTAAATTCTGTGATGATGTGATACGATATGCTAATGCTAAAAAAGAAGCAATGGCTATAACAGGTGGCTTTGATAAGAAAAAATTATCAAAAGAAGATATTAAAAATATACAAAGAAAAAGAAAATCAGATTTAGTATGGTTAGATGATACTTGGATATATAAGGAGTTACATCCTTATGTTCATAGCGCTAATAGAGATGCTGGTTGGAATTTTGATTGGGAAAGAAGTGAGTCCTGTCAATTTACAAAATATAAATTAAATCAATATTATGACTGGCATTGTGATAGTTGGAAAAAACCTTATGATAGAAAGGACCCTGATAATCCAGAACATGGAAAAATTAGAAAACTATCTATGACCTGTCAATTAACAGATGGATCAGAATATCAAGGTGGTGAACTAGAGTTTGATTTTAGAGATTATGATCCACACATGAGAGACGAATCAAAGCATAGAATACAATGTAATGAGATATTACCAAAAGGATCTATTATTGTTTTTCCTAGTTTTGTGTGGCACAGAGTTAAACCAGTAACTTCAGGAATTAGATATAGTCTTGTGGTATGGCATCTAGGAAAACCATTTAAATAATATGCTTGTAAATAATTTTTTTTGGACACCAATTTGGTCGGAGGAAAAACCAGAATTTGTAAAATCTTTAAATAAAGTATCAAACGAATACATTAAAAATGCTCGTAAGAAAAATAAAGATCACATAAAAAAACATGGTGATTTTGGAATAAGTCACCACTCTGTTTCATTGTTATCAGATAATAATTTTTTAGATTTTAGAAATTATGTAGGACAAAAATCTTGGGAGTTTTTAGATAACATGGGTTATGATATGAAAAAATACAAAACAATATTTACTGAAATGTGGGTGCAAGAGTTTGCTAAAAAAGGTGGTGGTCATCACGCTGCTCATGTGCATTGGAATCAACATGTCTCAGGATTTTATTTTTTAAAATGTAGTGATAAAACCTCTCATCCTATATTTCACGAACCAAGAGCAGGTGCACAAATGACAAAATTAAAATTAAAACCAGAGAATGAAAAAAATATTTGGCCCGGAACTGACGTAGTTCATTTATATCCGTTGCCTGGAACTATGATTATATTTCCAGGTTATTTAGGACATGAATATACTGTGGACTTTGGTTTAGAACCTTTTAGATTTATTCACTGGAATATTCAAGCTGTTCCTGAAGAAGTGGTAGGAAATGATTAAAGAATATTTAAACGTAATAGATGATGAAACTAAAGAATTTATTAAAAGAAATGTTTTACATAATTTAAATTTTCCATATTTTTTAAATCATACTGAAATGGACGAAGGAGATTCTAAGGTTACAAATAAAAATAATGATTTTTGTTTTTTTACTCATGCGGTTTTACACAGGCCAGAAAAGAAATTTGATAATCCTATTAACTCAGATATACATCCTTTTACAGTAAAACTTTTTGACCAATTAAGTAAAAAATGTAAATTTAAATATAAAAAAATATTTAGAATTTCTTTTAATTTAACGTTTAATAATGGTAATGAAAAATCAGAAACTCACGTTGACCACCATTTTCCACACAAACAATTAATTCTTTATTTACATGCAGATGATTTAAACTCTTACACTTGTATTTATAATAAAAGTAAAACTAAAATAACAAAGGTAAAACCTGAACCTTACAAAGTTGTTATTTGGAATAGTTTATATCACTATCACATGGTGCCTAAAAAAGGACGTAGATTAATTTTAGTATACACATTTATATGAGTTTTAAAAAAAATAAATACACTGTAATACGTCAAGCTATATCAAAAGATCTAGCATCTTTTGTTGCAAATTATTTTTTAATGCAAAAACAAGTGTATGATACTTGTCAAAAGTATAAATACTTTTCACCTTTTGAAACAATATTAGGTCACTATGAAAGTAAAGATGAACAAATACCAGATACTTATTATCAATATAGTAACATAGCCATGGAAACTTTAATGTTAAAATGCCAACCTGAAATGGAAAAGGTAACAGGATTAAAATTATATCCAGCTTACACCTATGCAAGAATATATAAAAAAGGAGATCTTTTAAAAAGACACAAAGATAGGTTTAGTTGTGAGATATCTACTACTATGAATTTAGGTGGTGATGATTGGCCAATTTGTTTAGACCCTACAGGTCAATCTAATATAATTCCAGGGGTTAGTTTACAAACTGAAGAATCTAAAAGACTTATAAAAAATCCAAATAAAGGTATTAAAATATATTTAAAACCAGGAGATATGTTAGTCTACTCCGGTTGTGAGCTGGAGCATTGGAGAGAAAAATTTAAAGGCAAAGAATGCATACAAGTTTTTCTTCATTATAATAATCGTAAGACGCCTGGAGCAAAGGATAATATGTTTGATAAACGCCTACATTTAGGTCTTCCTTCTTGGTTTAAACGATGATATATTATTAAGATGGATACAGTGGAATCCACCACATACCACCCACTGTATCCTTTATAAGGATAATTTATGTTACAAAAAATAGGATTTCAACCAGGTATTAATAAACAAATATCAGAAACTGGCGCAGAGGGTCAGTGGGTTGATTGCGATAATGCAAGATTTCGTTATGGTATACCTGAAAAAATAGGTGGTTGGAATCAATTAGGAACTTTAAACGAGAATGAATTAACTGGTGCAGGTAGAGGACTACATCACTTTGTAAATAGTTTGGGTAGAAGATATGCCATTATAGGAACTAACAGAGTATTATACGCTTATTCAGGAGGTGTATTTTACGATATACACCCTATTCAAACTACAACCACACTTACAAATGCATTTAGCACGACTAACGGATCACCGACCATAACCATAACTTTTCCTAGTGCACATAACTTAACTCCAGGTGATATACTTTTAATGGATAATTTTACAACAATTACAAATTCAAATTTTACTGCGTCTAATTTTGATGATAGAAAATTTATGGTTGTTACTACACCAACTAACGTAACAGCAACAATTACAATGGATTCTAACGAAAGTGGTTCTGGTGCTACAACATCTGGAGGTATTAGAATACAAAAATACTATACTGTTGGTCCAGCTGTTCAAGCAAAAGGATTCGGTTGGGGACTAGGATCTTGGGGTGGTGAAGCAGCAGGTGCTATTACCACAACGTTAAATGGTGCTTTATTAAATGACACTGCTGGAACTGGAGGATCAGGAACTTCGATTACATTAACAAGCACAACTAACTTTCCTGATTCTGGTACAAATTTTATTAAAGTGGGGACAGAAGAAATATCATACACAGGTGTTTCAGGAAATAATTTAACAGGTATTACAAGAGCAGTTAGAGGAACTACCAGAGCTGCTCATAGTGATGGAGCAACTGTTACTAATACATCTGACTTTGTTGCTTGGGGTGAAGCTGCATCAGGAGATTTAGTTCTTGAGCCAGGAATGTGGTCATTAGATAACTTTGGTGATAAAGCCATTTGTTTAATTCACGATGGTGCTGTTTTTTCTTGGGATTCTAGTTTGTCAAATGCAACAGATACAAGGGCAACAATTATATCTGGTGCACCAA